ATTTAGTAATAAAAAATAAAAAAGGGATTTATTTAGTAAATAAAGCCTTTTTATTTAGTAATTGGTATCTTTTTATTAAATACCAATTAATTTATACTAAAATTAGTATAAATTAGTATTAAATCTATAAGAAAAAATTTCGTAAGGGGGATACCTTACCAACTTTTAATTTACTATTAATCAATCGTAAATCAATAGTAAAATTAATCGTATTTTGCCGAAAACTAAAAAAAGTTTTTGAGAATTATTAAACTAAAGGGACTTTTTAGTAAATAAAACAAAATATATAAAAATTGATTAAATATAATTTGTTTGTATGTACTTACAAACAAAAGTACACCAAAACATTTAAAATGTGTGGAATATTTGCTATTTTAGGTGCTCAAACACCTGTTACAAAGACCCATGAAAGAGCTGCTGAATCAGCTAGTAAATTGAGTCACCGTGGACCAGATTGGTCTGGCATAATTTCATTTGAATATATGTTAAAAGATAACATTACTCTTTCGTGTGCAATTGCACATGAAAGATTACAGATTATTGATCCACAGGGTGGAGAACAACCTATCGTGGATAAGGAAAACTTACATATTCTCTCTATTAATGGTGAGATCTATAACTACAAACAACTTATGCAGAGTGACGCTTTAGCGCCATATATGCAGAGCGTTTTATCTAAATCAGATTGCGAAGTTATTATTCCTTTATGGAAACATTATTACAACGAAGATAAGACTGATTTAGTAAAGGCTGCAATAAAGCTTAACAAAGATTTAGATGGAGATTTTGCCTACGTTTTATGGATTAAAGATTTTCAGTCGACTTCAGGAGCAACCTCTGGTGGAGCCTATATTGTTGCGCGTGATCCAATTGGAGTCAATCCGCTCTATATTGGATATTCAGATATAGATGGTTCGATAGTTATAAGTAGCGAGATTAAGGCCTTCTCTGAAACTTATGTTACGAGTTTTAGAGAGTTTCCACCAGGTGCTCTTATGGTAGTTGAAAGTCTGAATTCATTCAGTTCTTATAAGAAAGATAAAGAGTCAGATAAAGAAAAGACTTTCGATAGCTGGTTAAGTGCTAACATTAAATTTTATTTTACACCTGGATGGAAATCTAAATCGCTCGATTTCCTACCCGATACCAAACTAATGGTTCAGCAAAAAATTCGCGAACTCTTAACTGAAGCCGTTAGAAAACGTTTAATGAGTGATGTTCCTATCGGGTTCTTACTATCTGGCGGTCTTGACTCAAGTTTAATCTGTGCAATTGCTGCAAGGCTCTCAGATAAACCAATTAAAACTTTTAGTATCGGCTTAAAAGGATCACCCGATCTTGCAGCTGCACGTAAAGTAGCAGAGAGTCTTAAGACCGATCATCAAGAATTTATATTTACACCAGAACAAGGCATTGCTGCCTTACCAAATGTTATTTATAGTTTAGAAACATTCGATGTTACTACGTGTAGAGCAGCTACACCAATGTTCTTGCTAGCACGCCGTATTAAAGCATTAGGAATTAAGGTCCTTTTAAGTGGTGAAGGATCAGATGAAGCATTTGGTGGATATTTATATTTTCACAAGGCTCCTAACAAGATTGAACTATATGAAGAGACCGTAGATAAAATTTCTTTATTATCTAAATATGATTGTTTGCGGGCAAACAAGAGTACGGCAGCCTGGGGATGCGAAATTCGAGTCGGGTTTTTAGACAATGAATTTTTATCCTATGTTATGAGTATCGATCCGGCTTATAAGATGATCGTTAAGAATGGTAGCACTAGTGCTACTACTACTATTGATAGTAGTAGTGATGCTACTGTCGATAGTGTTAAAGGTGGGCCAATGGAAAAGTGGATTTTAAGAGAGTCATTTAAGGGATATTTAACGGATGAAATTCTATATCGTCAGAAAGAACAGTTTAGTGATGGTGTCGGCTATAACTGGATTGACAGTCTTAAAAGATTAACCGATGTAGCAGTCTCGGAAGCGCAATTACAGGATGCATCTACACGATTTCCAGAGAAGACGCCAAAGACTAAAGAAGCTTATTATTACAGAACATTATTTGAAAAACGATTACCTCATCCAGAAGCTTTTAAGATCGTCCCATGGTCTCGATCGGTAGCTTGCAGCACTGAGAGAGCCTTACAATGGGACGAAAAGTGGCAGACCATGGATGAACCGTCAGGAAGAGCGGTCAGCGTACACAACGACAAATTATGATATACCTTAGTATCATATTAATTTATTAAATTACTTTGATAAAAATTGAAAAGGCAAATAGCAAAGATAAATTTTATCAATCATGCTTCATGCTTATTTACCAGAACACAATTATACAGGTAAACAAATGAAATACCATGACAACAAATATATTTTTAGCCTATGTTGTGGGTGGGATAAAAATTTATTTGATGCTATTAATACAGAAGGAGATAACATAAATGTATCTTTAAACAAAGACGATGAAGATAAGAAATTTGTGGTAGTTACAGTTGAAAATTGTAATAACAATAGCTTCAAGAATTGGATCAAACAAGCCGAAAATTATGATTCTGCAATAACCTCATATAATTCATACATTATGTATTTTGAAGTGCCCGATGATCAACAAGATAAGTTTGAAGAAATATGGAACACATTATACCATCTCCACAATCAGAAAATAGGTGGTGTTTACTACTTTAATAATGCATAAATCGAATATAACTTATGATTATTTTCGAACAATTGTTGATATATGTGTATCACAAATCTCTTCATTTGTAATTTGTCGTCCAGATACTATCAATAATATTTTTTCGATAGGAACTGACCAAGTATTACTTAAAATGTGTTTTACGTCTAATACGGTGCTATTTTCCGGCACATCAATTTCAAGAATAACCACACCCGGTTTTCCGAAGCGAAAAGTTTCGTGAATATAAATTGTATGACGCATTCAAGAGTTCTTTCTTTCTTCTTTCTTAAGAAAGAAGAACAAAGGAAAGTAATTCATTTTTTATTTATAATATATACTTAATCTAAAAAAGTGTGACTCTGATAAACTAGAAGATTTAAAATACATCAAAGTATGGATATTGATGTTATTTAAATTAAAAAAGCAAAAAACTACTTTTGAAGTTTTGAAAGAAGAAATTCAAATGGTTCGTGCATTCCATATCTTGTCTTTGAGTTTACCTTAAAGACTTTGGAATTCTCGGGTAGATCTTTCTCGAATTCCTTAACTTTCTTTTCCAAGACTTTTTTCTCCTTATCCTTATTCTCATCCTCATCCTCACTTTCGTATTTACTCCAAATATATGCGATGGGGGTTTTCTCAAGTGTACGACGCATATTAAGAGTCCATTTTCCTTTTGCCGACTCGAATGAATCCATACTATCAAACATAATGATCGCCACATCTCCCATAATGTAATAACCATCACGCAAACCACCGAAACGTTCTTGACCAGCGCAATCCCATACATTGAAGGTAGTGTTAGAAACTACAATTGGGTGAACTTCGACACCAAGTGTAGGAATATAATCCTTAGTTTGTCGTTGTAATCCTAAGATTTGCATAGCATTAATGTTAGTGGCAAGTTCGTTACTATTACTCTCTTGATTTACACCCATAAGTGCTAGAACATAATTGGTCTTTCCGACCATACCATCACCGACAAGAACGCATTTGTATTGCGACATTCTAATACCTAGAATAGAAAAGAAAAATAACTAATCAATTTTTATTTATAATACATATACGCATTATTATAGTCTGAAAAAAAATGATTTCCGTAATATATTGTTTTAAATAATAAACATTAATAATAAAACAATATATGTATGCCAAAAATTATAAAAGACTATAAATTAATTCAGATAGATGATATACCATTAATAGCTTCGAAACCTAAAAAAAATTATGGTTCTGATATTTATTTTTCTGAACTTTCATATAAGAGAGTAGGTAATGGTTTATATATACAGACACCAACATTAACTATATCAGAAGATATGAGTGGTGGAAAGACGAATGTAAAAACATTTGGATATCCGAAGAATAAACCAGATATGCCTGATTTTAGCGAGGTAATAACTAATATTGATAGAAGAGGAACTATACTTGTTAATGATTTGATCGATCAAATAGATAAAGAAAAGGTGAAAGGGCGGCAGTTACATGGTTATAATTCTATAAATATGAATATAAACGATAGTGTATATGAATTTATTATGAAGATTAAAGGGAGTACGGAAATTTATAATATAAGTAAGGTGAAGATTACTCTATCAAATTTAAAGAAAGATTTTCGAATAATAGCAATTGCACATCCAAGTGGCATATGGATTAGAGAAAACTATTCGATCGATGATAGAATCAGTAAATTATCAATAGGTTGTAAATTAGAGGTTGAAGAAGCTTTCTTAGCATTACATAATAGTAATAGTAATAATAATAATGCTATAGCAGAAAAACAAAAAATCACGATAAAAAGGAAGAATCCAATATGGGAATATGGTTTGATTTGGACGGCGATACAAATATTAGTTCAGGAACCAGAAGGACTAGAAACATGTTCTCTTATAAATGATACCTCACTAAATCTGCTAAAAATTAAAGAACTATTAAAGGATAGTGATAAAGATAAAGATAGAGAAAGCATAGATACTTCATTATTAATCTCTCTTGCTAACTTACTTAAATCATCATCATCAATGACAGAACTACCATCAATCTCAGCTCCACCGCCACCGCCACCGCCACCTCCACCTCCGCCACCTCCACCACCATTAAATCAAAAAAAACCTAAGAGTATAAATCAGATAATAGCTGAAAATAAAGGGGTATCTAAGGAGATTATTGAGAAAATTCAAAGACAAGCAGGTCAAAAAGGATATAAACCTCCAAGTCTTACGGAGATTCTATCTAAAAAAGCAAATTTAAAGAAGGATAATCAAAGAAATAATATAAAAAAAGAAAAAGAAATGACATTAGCAGATAAAATGCTTGATGAAATTAAACATAAACTTAATAATCGGAAGGAAATGAAAAATAAGGATAAGGAAAATGAAAAGGATAATGTTAAAAAAGTAGAAATAAAAGTAGATATAGAAGAAAAAGCACAAGATTTAGAAAAAATAGAAGATAGACCAGAAGACAATAAAGATGCTGAAGATAAAGATGATGGTAAAAATATAGTTAAACTAGTAGAAGAAATTGAAATAATAGATAAAATAGAGGATATAAGCGAACAGGAACAAGAAAAGGCTAACACAAAGGCCGCGAATAATAAAATTAGCCTTAAAAGAGAAGTTATTTTAAATAAAGTGCAAGCAAAGTCAAAAGTTCAGCCTGTAAATAAAAGAAGATATTTTTAGAGTGATAATTTAAAAACGTCATGTAGCTTTGATAATCTTTCAGAACTTAGTTCGACACTTAGTGCTAATGCACCATACGTCCAGTATTCAAATGTATCTGCATCAAGATTAATAATGTACGAATATTGTTCATCGAACTTATTGTCAATTACATAGTTTTTATTTAAGAGATTTTCTAAATAATTTTCATTCTTAGTCGATTCAACTAATTCTTTATTAGAATCAGTTGAATCTATTATAGCTAATCTATCTTTCCATTTTTCTAAGATTAAATTATCAGCAGAAAGGGCATCTATTATTTCTTTTAATATTATAACACCTAAACTTGCAGGATATGAATCATAATTATTATAGACGGTATAATAAAACCCATCATAGTAGAAACCATAATATCCTCTGGTTCCCATTTATTTATTTATAGATGATTAAAATAATAAGAAATTTATTAATAATAATCATTTTTTATTAAATTCCAATAATAATATATATGAATCGCCCAGGATTCTTGTTAGGTAAGAAATGTGAAGGTACTGCTATAGGTCCTGAGCATTTTAGATTAAAAGAGTTACAAGACTTAGCTAGACAGAACAATATTAAATATAGTGGTTTAAATAAAGATGCTCTTTGCGCTGCTATCAGAGAATTTTATTCAAAAAAAGATGAGGAAATAAAAGATGTAAAAATCCCATTGCCTAAATTAAAACCAATTAAATTAGTACCAATTAAAGTTTCTTCAACTAAAACTAAAGTTTCACCAACTAAAACTAAAGTTTCACCAACTAAAGTTTCTCCAACCCCAACTAAAGTTTCACCAACTAAAGTTTCTCCAACTAAAACTAAAGTTTCTCCAACTCCAACTAAAGTTTCACCAACTAAAACTAAAGTTTCTCCAAATAAAGTTTCTCCAACCCCAACTAAAGTTTCACCAACTAAAACTAAAGTTTCTCCAACTAAAACTAAAGTTTCTCCAACTCCAACTAAAGTTTCACCAACTAAAACTAAAGTCTCACCAACTAAAACTAGATCTCCACAAGTCAAAACAGGTTTCTATTCTGATTCTAATAAGACTGGTTATATAAGAAAGCTTGAATATAAAGATCTTAGTCCAGATGTACCTTTTATAATCTTTAATCTTGAGAGGTTGTTTGGGGAAATGTTCGATAATTTAGTTACTAAATCACATATCGAGCCTAGTAAATACATTGTTATTGGTAATACATATTTTATTCATAAAGCTAGTGTTATATTTAATGGTACAGCGCAAGGTGGTCATTATACTGCATTCATATCATGTTCAACAAGTACGGATACAGATACTGATGATTGGTATTATTATGATGATTTGAATCCTATAATGACTCTAGCTGCAAAATCTCATGCAGAGCTATTACGAAAACATCAAAAAATAAGTACGAATGGTGTATTGCATTTATACACTAATGCATCACAAGAGATTGCATCTCCATTTCAACCATGTGCAACCTTAGGACCACAATATAACGATAATAGTTGCTATATGGATAGTTCGTTAATTACATTATTTGCTTTATCGAATAAGTATTTGTTGGATAAATTGTTATATAAACAGATTTTAGCAGAAGACAACCAATGTCCTCTATCTGTAAAGCAGAAAATTAGAGATACATTAGAATCAATGCTTCAATATTTTAAGAGTGGTGGCAAGAATAAAATTAAATTTTGTACTGATTTTAGAACGTTATTTAGGCAATGTAGCTTAAAGGGATATGAAAATTTTGGAAATACTCAACAACAATCTCCATCTGAATTTATAAGCTATATATTCGAAATTTTTGATATAGAAGGTCCTGGTCTAATAAAGCATACATGGGGAACAGATGATTTGAGCGCAAATTCAGAAAGTCTATTTAGTGCAGATAATACTGATATTAATGCATTTACAAAGACCAGTGAAAATAATATTAACACTAATTATATTATTGAATTCAACCCATTTAAGGTAGAAGAGTTTAATGGAAAATCAACTGCTGATCTTTTATCGAATATAGATGATATTGTTTTAGTTTAAAGTTAATAAAGTTAATAACTCTCCATAAGTTATTTTAAAGAGATAATAAAGAAAAGCCCATTATAAATCTCTTTGTTTTGGTGTTAGATAGTCGACTCCAACAATGTCGAAAATTTGTTTTTCTGAAAAAGTTGGTATCATATCACCTTTCTTGCCATCACTAGTTAATTTGTATATTCCATATTCATTAACAGTGTAACCTCTCTGAACAGCTATTCCACGGAAAATTTTATTGAAATGACCCGAACCTGTAAAATAGAACTGTGCTGCCGCCCAACTTTCATATGCAACAAATCTTATATCTATACGTCTTCCTACTGAATTATTAGATAAATTGGTAGGTAATTTAACAACACCCATATATTTCGTCTCTCCTTTATCGGTTAAAGAATCGACGATAATTCTATCCTCTATTAAAAGATCGATTAATACAAGTAAGTATTTAATCTTGCTTTTATTAATATCATCAATCGTAATTAAGCTTGGATGTGTTAGTAACACATCAATATCACTTGAAAAAGGCTTTTCTCGCCTATATGATCCACATACTTGGACTTTTAATGATTTATCTAATAATTTAACTTTTTCTTGTAGCAACTGTGAATATAAATCCATCTCACTTCTGCTAATCTTCTGTTTAATATCATAATACCATCGTAATCCAACTTCTATATGGTGTGTTAACTCATTCTTTCCAACCTTAATTTCACCAGCTTTCCACCTCTTAATTAAATCATCAACATCTTTAAAATCATATTTATTAACTAATTCACGCGCTTTAACATCTCCTATTCCAGTAACGGTACATAAAGACATTACTTTATCTGTATAATCGGTAGCTGTCTTCTTCTCTGTTAGTTCAGCTAATGTACCAGTTTTAAGAATCTCATCTATTCTTGCAGATATTTTATCTCCGATGCCAGAAATAAGTTTTGCCTGTGCACCATTAACAATCTTTCCAGGATAATGTTCGAAAATTTCAGTCGCCTTCTTAATGCTCGATAAACGAAAACCATGTTTCCTTCTTTCATCTGAATTTGCAGATTGTTTTATTTGATGCTCTATCTGTGTTGCCAATAACTTAAACTGATTAATCAACAGCATATTCTCATTCTTAACATCAAATGAACTATTTTTAAGCAGTGAAATTAAGGCATAATTTTTCTGTGTCTCCAAAATAACCTTCTCTGTATCTGGATGTAAAAAGACATTATCATCTTTAACATCGAGTACAAGAGAGGTTGGTAAGACCATGGTATTATTCGAACTTGCACTTGTATTCGAACTTGCACTTGCATTCGAAATCAAGGTTGATTTATCATCTTTGGGTTTAATATTTATAATTGGCTTTAGTTTAAGTGGTGGGGAGGGTGCAAGTACTTTGGGTTTTACGATAATTGGTATCTTACTCATTAGACCTCAAATTGCTTCTCTATAAAATATATGATGAGAGAATTAGAAAAGAAATTCAATTTTTGTTTTAATTCTTTTATTCAGGGCTATTCTACTGATGATAAAATTTGCCCAAGGCTATTTTACTGATGATAAAATTTGCTCAAGGCTATTTTTCTCATGATAAAATTTGCTCAAGGCTATTTTACTAATGATAAAATTTGCTCAAGGCTATTTTACTGATGATAAAATTTGCTCAAGGCTATTTTACTGATGATAAAATTTGCCCAAGGCTAAAAAAATGCGTCTTTCATCATTTGAGACCCATATATACAAATTGTTACTTTTTGTTTCATAACAGTATCTACATTTTAACGTAAAATTGGTTTTTCCTATAAATCCTTTTTTATCGTATTGAATTACGATGCGATTTGATTCTTTTAATTGTTCAGTGAAAATATGTAAATATTTTTCTTCAGAAAAATTTACTGGCCCTTCATAAACACCATATTTGCTTAGCTTCATTTATATTTTGGGTTAATTTTTTTATAATAAAAAATCACTTTTTGGAAGGGCATAACACAACTTACGAGAGATAAGGCTGACAATGCGGTTGTTTTACCGCATTGTTTTATTACAATACAATACAATTGATGGGATGATTAACCGGACTCAACCAGATGATTAACCGGACTCGCCAGACGATTAATCGGACTCAACCGGATGATTAACCGGACTCGCCAGATGATTAACCGGACTCGCCGGATGATTAACCGGACTCGCGCATGTCTTTAGCGCAGCGAGTCTAATAGAGCAGGGTTTATAAGGGCAGCGATCTGCCCTTAAGTGAATAAGCTAAGGACCATCCCAATATTACTCCAATTGTATCTCCAATAATATTTATATAAGAATCGGCATAAGGCTTTCCACCGGGCCACAGATCTTTAAAATATGTATTTATAAAAGTCATACCAAGAATGGTATTCTCTAAAAATTCGAATATTATATGTATTATGATTGTATTAGTTAATGAAATATTCCAAAAATATAGTAGGACACCAACTGCAAAGTGCAAAAGTGTATATTGATCGAAAAGATAGTTGCCCATCGTCTTAATATATACAACAATAAAAATTAATTTATATAAAAGCTATACGTGGATTATTTTTTAGAATCTGTTCGATATATTTTAGCTCTTTATCATTTAAACTTAAATTATCTTTATAAAATGTATTTATATATAATCTTTTAATATCATAATGTAAAATATCTAGTATTATACTCGTTTGATTATTAGATAAGCCAATAATTTCGGTTACTCTTTCTATATTTGCATGAGATAGACAAAAACATATTGGGGAATTGCTCTTTAAATTCTTTTCAGCAAAATTGTATATATTTTTTTTATTTTTATCTTTATCACTATTAGGTAGTGCAATTACAAATTTTACTCCTAGTCTATGTAATTCGTCTATATCAATATTTTCATTCATATCACTATATAGTACATCGATCCGTGATTCAATCATCCCGTGAAGTCTTATAACTATATCATATTTATATATCTCTTCTACTTGACCAGCAAGTGTGATCGTCTTTCCTTTAAGAAAAGCTGCATATTTATACTGATTCTGCAATAAATCATCCTCAATCTTTTTCTTTTGTATCATTCCATCACTTGGTCTTTTTCCTGGGTGAAAAAAGCCTAGGAAATATTCTATATACCATTATTTCTTTATTTATAATGATAATAAACGTTAATCTTTAATAATTCTTGGCATTTTAATAGGTATTCTCTTTTTCTCTTTCTCTTCTGAAATATTATCTTTATCGTAATTATAAATACCAATTAATTTATTTGTAGAATTAAAACTTTCTTCATTCACATTTAATAGTTTACGACCTAGAATCTCCTTTAAATCAAAATAAGATATTTCATTTAACCTATGACTATCATCACTTGGAAATAAGACATCTTTGAGCTTAGAGTCTAATTTAATCATAGTCTTGTTCTGCAAATCATTCTTCTGAACATAGATTGTAATGGCTTTTCTTAAACCTGAGACTATTATTTCATTATTACTATTATTTGCTACTTTATATCCGATCATTGAAATTGCTTTTATAAAATGTGGATTTGTAATAATTTTCTTTTCTTGTAAACTTTCCTGAATTTTTTGAATTGCCATTGCTTTTTCATGTTGCTTAGCCTTTAATTTAGAGTGTGTATTCAGATTACTATCAACTATAGTATTAATGTTATTCTTATTGCTATTATTGGTAAAGATTGTTATTTTTACTTTCGCTTTATTGTTAATAGCATTTTCGAATTCAGGTATATTTATGGAATTGTCTAATCTATATTTGTTAAGGTCTACTTCATAGCCTTCTCGGTTAAGATATTGATTTAAGAAACTAATATATTTTACGTCCTGTAATTGGTTTGCAAGTTCTAGATTCTCTCTACCTTTCTTTAATAGATTTTCTTTAGAAAGAGATACACCCAAGATCCAGTAATATTTTGTATTCGTATTATTTTTATCATCATCATTATTATTATTATCATTATTATTTACATTTCTTTTATTATGCAGTTCTGGTATTATAGGATGAAATAGGCTTAATGTGTCATATTCATTATCACTATTCATATTTATTATATAATGTCATATAACTAAATAAATTAGTAACTGATCATTTTTATATTAATTTATTTTTATGATTTGAAAAAGTGATAGAATATAAAATAAATGATTATAATATTATAATAAAAGAATAATTAATATTAATTTAAAAAAATGGATAATGAATTGCTTGAATATACAAAGAGCATTGGTTTCGGTATACAATATATTAAAGATTTATTATTAGGAAAACTTCGTAATCAATTTCAAGGCTATTGGAGTACTACATGGAATGGATCACAGATTACCGATAACATATGGATCTCAGATCTTGCATCTGCATATAATAGAGATAAGCTTTTAGAGATTGGTATTACGCATGTTGTTACGACGGTACTTGGAATCACTCCTATCTTTCCAGAAGATTTTAAATATATGAATATCCAGGCGCAGGATATTCCTTCACAGGATTTACAGCAACATTTCATGCAATCAACTGAATTTATTGAAAATGCAATTAAAGATGGTGGAAAAGTCTTAGTTCATTGTAGTTATGGAATTTCAAGATCTGCGAGTGTCGTAATTGCTTATTTAATCAAGACTACTGGTAAATCATATGATGAAATATTACAAATAGTTCAAGAAAAGAGGAAGATCGTTCAACCAAATCCAGGATTCGAAGCTCAACTGCGAATATGGTCTGTTAACTATATTAATAAAGAAAGAGGTATTAACATTGATGCTATTTATAGCAGCAGTGAAAGTGAAAAGGAAGAGAGTGAAGAGAGTGAAGAGAGTGAAAGTGAAGAGAGTGAAGAGAGTGAAAGTGAAGAGAGTGAAGAGAGTGAAGAGAGTGAAGAGAGCGAAAGTAGTAATTGATTAATATAATATAATATTGCCTTGTTGTAGATCAATACCATTACTCGTATCAAGTCTTTGCATGAGTCTTTGGAGTTGTGATGTTGTCATCTTAATTACGGATGATTTATTCATACCTGTATTAATACCTGGTATTCTTTGTTGTATTTGATTTTTATTACATACTTTATTTACTTTACCAGAACATAAGCAGTAATTATTCTTGCAACCAAGTGAATAGCAGTTATTACAAATACTGTTGCATGATCCAAATCCAAGATCTTTTCCAGGACTATATAAGTTTTGTATACTTACCTGCCATAATTCAGGACAGACTTTATCTCTTGATGCAGTTAGATAAACTGATACACCATGATGTATATAGTATTTATATATATGTTCTTCTAAACCGATATTCATTTGCTATATTTTCTTTTTTAATTATTTTACTATATCTATATACATATATTGTAGATAATCTTATAACATATGTATTTAAATATTTTACATTAAAGATATAACTGGTGATCATAAAATATTTAATAATTATATAGCAATAATATTCTTTTAATAAATTAAATAATGGTAAATCCACAAATTTGGGGAAGATCTGGATGGATCTTTTTAATTTCCTGTGTAGCTGATTATCCTGATAATCCAAATATAGATATGCAATATAATTATAATCGTTTCTTCTTGCATCTTAAATGGGTACTTCCTTGTGAAATATGTAGAGCTAATTATGAAGCTCATTTCAGAAGATGGCCGATAGATCAGTATTTAAAGAGTCGTGCAGCTCTTTTTAGATGGATAATGATTATGTATAATGAAGTTCAAACATCCTTGAATAAAAAAACGAAAGGACCACAAGAACTATTGTATGAATTATTTGGACCACAAGAAAGTGAGGCCATGATGCAAAGACTCGTTTATGAAGATCCAGATGCCAATATTACAGTTATTAAACCTTTCGATCCAACCATTAGTCAGAATGGAGGTAACTCTTTAAATAATAACCTTTCAGGTAATCTATCAGGTAACCTATCAGGTAACCTATCAGGTAACTTATCAGGTAACCTATCAGGTAATCCTTTAAATAACATTACATCATATAAAAATAATGATGATAATAGTAATAATAACAAAGCTGAGGATAATAGCAATAATACATCAAGATTCTTTAACTTTGTATTATTAGTAATTATCTTCCTGGCTATCTATTACATCATAAATAAATATTATAATAAATAAAAATTGAATATTTAAATAATTTTTTTACTTACCTTATTAAGTTTTTAATGCTGAACCGCAAAACTCTATTAGATTTAGATAATTTAAATGATAGTGAAATATCATTTATATTAGAAAACCCAAACTATTGGTTAAATCATTTTAATACTTATAATGACCGTATGTCAAAAGCTAATACAATTGAAGAAAAACTGTCCACAGTTGCTTCCATAATTGATACTACTTCAAAAATGATTAAATCTTCTAGCTCGACCTCGAACTCTGCCTCGAACTCTGCCTCGAACTCGGCCTCGAGCTCTTCCTCGAACTCAAGCTCAAGCTCGAGCTTATGCACTACTTGTTCTGAATCTTGCAACATTGTAACTTTAGCTTCTGAGGATTCTGTAAATGCTGAAGCTAAGGTCGAAGCTGTTACTCCTACTGTTGATGTAGAGCCTTGCCATACTTTAAACAGAATTAACAATAAGGATCGTCTTTCCTGGTTATATGAAGATGAAACAGTTGTATCTGTTCCTACTGACACGACTGAAGCAGTAACTGTTAAAGATAATGTAACTGTTGCGGCTATACCAGCTCTTGACAATGATCCAAATGATGATGTATTAACATATTTACAGAATCTGATTCTTAATGAAATTGAAACTGATAATGTCTCACTGAATGGTGTAAAGTCTTTACCGAAAGATAATTTAATTACATATAAGATTCAGAATTTAGTTAAGAAACATTTAAAACAGAGATTAGTGCTTTCTAAACTGCATGAAATTAAGAAACATATCGATGTTACTGATTGGACAACGGCATGGACAGCTGCTAGAACCCCATTAGATTCTATTACAGATGCTCAAATTCAGGGAGAACGATTATATGGTGTATATGCTTACTTAACTTCTAATCAGGAAATGGAGAAACTCAAGCATTTTATAAAGCATAATTTGCATTCAAGTGTTAATCGCATCAATTCTTTAAAGGATTCACTTAAAAATAATATCATTCGAGAAGTTAAGGGTTTAAACAAAGTTACGAAAGTAAAAGACAATAAAGATAGTCATGAAATTATCATAATTCTTAAAGCTATGGCATTCCAAGAGATATTCCTAGAAATGATGCAAACAATTGTGGAGTTAGACACTAATTTCACTGCAGGATTCTTGTGTACTCAAGGTCTATCAGATGCATTACTAGAAGAATGGACATTATTACATGCATACCAATATATTTGTGGAACATTAAGCAGCAAATTAAGTGAATCTGTTAAACAGCAGAAGATTGACAACTTTATTAACTGGTTCAAGTAAGTAAGGGCGAATCGTCGCTACGACTTAGCGAAGCTGAAGCTGTAAGATTTAGCCCTTATGAAACTAAAGAGACTCTAAACCTGGCCTCCACTCCGATAGGCCGGGCTCTGCATTAGCGATAAGCCGAGCGCGAAATCCGGCTTTCCCATTAAAAATTACTTTGCTCATAAGGGCTAAATTTGCTCATCTTTTTTAAAAAGATGAGCAAAGATTCAATAATCTATTTATATCAATTTTATTTATTCCTTTAACCTAAGAACAGCATACTTTTAAGAGCCATATCCTAACTCAATTCTATTCATATCCTTATGATTTGAAGCATATTCATAAAAGTATGAACGAAAATCGGCAGGTCTATTTTGATAATTTTTCAGTGCATCCCTGATATCCTTTACTGTAATAGGTTTATCTGGTTTGCCTATCTCGATCATATCGTAATCTAATATATCATTTCCATAATAGTCTTTAATTTCATTTGCACCTAATTCCTCTGGTGAACCAGAATGTTCTGCAAATGATGTCATAAATATATATGGTCCCTTCTTTCCAACTAATCCATTTAACATCTTAATAAGGGGTTCAGCAGCTTTATAGACATAAACTCTATTATTTCTCATTTCAACTGCATAAATAGGTTTTGTATAAACTTCTTCATCAAATGCCTCAGATCCTAATGTAACAAATTTTGCAACATCACCAAATGTAATCTTTTTATCATCTAATTTCATCGCCTTTTGAACCTCATCATAATCATCATATTCTTCATCATTTGCTATTTCTTTATCCTCTTCATCATAATCATTAACTTTCTTTGACCATTCTTCATAAAACCTTTCTAAATCTTTAAGCATACCTGGTCTATAAGTTACCCAAGTATCAGATCCACTACCAGTTACAGCTAATCCACCTTCATTTCTAAAATATTCTTTTTCGGCTTTACCCACTGTTGTTTTTTCTGGCGGATTAAGACTTTCATAAGATTGAGGCTCAATTAGATATAATTTCTCTAAATTATCAACATCTTTCATGTTTAATAAATATTTTTTATCTAAATTATCTACCCAATATTCACTAGTTTCAAGCTCATTTAAAGCCGCAATAATTTTATTTATCGCATCAAGTTCATCTTTAGACGGAGCAGCTATAACAGGTTTTACAGGTGATTTAGCTTTAGTTGGCATAGGCATTGGTACTAATTTAATTGGTGATTTAGCTTTAGTTGGCATAGGCATTGGTACTAATTTAATTGGTGATTTAGCTTTTACAGGTGTAGGACTCACTTTAGTAGCAGGGGCCGATGTCTTGATGGTTGTTGAAATCATCTTGACTGCATTAGGGTGTTTAGATGGATTGGGTGCAGTAGCATCCTTATTTAAGGGACATGTAGATTTGTTAGTTCCATCTGAACCACATAAGCTACATTTAACTCCGCCAACTTGTTGGTATTGATTCATATGAAATGAGACTATAATATATTTATTTGCCTATATATTAAAAATAAAAATTGATCAATTTTTTATTTATTCTTTCTTAAGTTAAGAAAGTAAGGTAAAGTAAGGTAAGATGCAAAAGCAATTTTTGAAGTTGGCGATCGAACAAGCGCAAAAGTCTGATATGTCTTTTCAACATGGAGCGGTGTTGTTTACAGGTAATAAGGTCGTTAATCTTGGTCATAATCGTGATGATAGGTTGAAATTGCAGAAGAATATTAATATGTTTTCGACGCATGCTGAGATGGATTGTAGTCGGTGTCTTTTATGTCCATAACCATAAAAAACATCAGAAAAAATATTCAATCCTAGTTATTCGACTTACAAAGACAGGTGCATTGTGTAATTCAAGGCCTTGTGATAGTTGTATTAAACGTATGAAAGATATAGGAATTAATAAAGTCTATTATAGCGTAGAAGGAGGAAAAATTATCGCTGAAAAACTAAAAGACATGAAAGCTGGCCATGTCTGCGCTGGAACCCAATACATGATAAGGGCGGCACTCCGATACGACAAAGAGAAACTAAAGCTGTAAGCTGTAAGCTGTAAGATGTAGCCGTTATCTTAAAGGATTAAGGTTAAGAGTTAACTTTCCTAAAGTTTTTTAGATTTTTAAATTACTTTGAGAATATGTATTCTCAAAGTAAGTGAAGTTTTTGT